CTCAATTAATTGAAGCAAGTATAACTAACGATGACCATCTAATTAAGATTGCAAACATAGCACAAAAGTTAGTATTAGCAAACACTAAGAAAGTAGGGGATGAAGGTTGGTTAAGCGAAGATGATAAGAAACAATTGTTAAATGAAATAGAGATTACGGCTAGGAGTATAGAAAGTAGTACCGATGATAAGATTGAAGATTTAGAATTTGAAATTGAATCATTAAAAGAAAGTTTAGGAAATAAATAATGAGTATAGGTAGTTTTGTATCAAGTAAATCCGGAGAGACATCACAAACATCCGTAGGGAAAGGTTCACAAGAACTCAAACTTGCTTCTGTTGTATTTGTATTTACAGAAACGGATGATATTAAGGAGAGATTAGAAGATTCGGATAAAATATTTGAAGAAATAGAAAATGATGCAGACTATGCTGAAAAAAATGGTTTGTACTATGGTGCAGTTAGATATAGAAATACCGAACAAGCCGAAACTAAAGATGAAGACTTATTAATAGCATATCCATTAGATAGATATAATTTTACATTACCTGTTATTGGTGAAATTGTTAATATTGATATTATAAATGGTAAATCGTTTTATAGAGCAATAAATTTTCAAAATACAATTGGATTTAATACTAATTTAGAAATATTATCAAATACGATAAAAACTACGGATGAAAACAATAATGATGCTGGTTTAGATTCAATTAAAGTTGTAAAAGAAACCGGTATCGCTAATTCCGATCAATCCAACGTTTCACAAACAAAAGTAAATAGAGGGTTTGCTGGTAAATATTATAAACGAAATGTTAGATTACACCAATTAAAACCAAACGAAGGTGATACTATTATTCAAGGTAAGTTTGGTAATTCAATTCGTTTTAGTGGATATATTCATAGTGAAAAAACCGATGGTAAACAATATGCGGCTATTTTAATTCGTAATGGAGAAAATAGTGATTCTCAAACTAATAATAAAATATTTGAAACAACAACCGAAGATGTTAATAAAGATGGAACATCTATCCAAATTACATCGGGTGAATATAATACATTATTTAAAGAGACGGTAGCTGTTAATAAAGAAGCGGTAGGAGATTACCCATCATCAGATGAATTAAAGGGTGACCAAATAGTTGTTAATAGTGGTAGAGTAATCATATCATCAAAAACAGCTGAAACTTTTTTGTTTAGTAAGAAAAATATTAGTATCTTTACGGATGATATTATTACAATTGATGCAGAAAAAGGATTAAATTTTATTGTTCAAAATGGTCCTGTGCAAATTGCAGCTAGTGGAAACAATAATGTAACAATTGGAGTTGAAAACGGAAAAATATTTGCAGGTAATGCTGATGCAACTGAAGCTATGTTATTAGGTAATACACTGGTAGATTTAATTAGTAGACTAATAGATTCTATAAATCAAATGACAATTGCAACGCCATCTGGTCCTTCCGCACCGGGTCCTATTGATAAAGCACCATTTAATAATATCAGAAACGAATTAAAAAACGCATTATCTAAAACGAATTACTTAATCTAATGTCTTGGTCTCAATTTAAAGATGAAGTGGGTAATAGAATGAAAACTGCTAATTGGAAATCATCCGATGAGTGGGCTAAATTCTTTACTAAAAAATACGATGAGTGTATTAAGAGAGGTACTGATTTAAGTGGTAAAAATCCTGTATTAAAAGGTAATACAGAATTAATGGAACAAACCTTAATTAATGCCGGTAATATAGCATTAGCAGCAAAACTTCCAATTTTTTATAGTTCATATATGAATTTATTAGGACAGGGTGTTATTGGATACTGGAGTACAGCTACTTTGCAAAAAATGAGTACACCATTGGTTCCGGCACCAGGTACAATTTTAAACTTACAAGTAACAAACAATTATTGTACAAATCCGGGTAAATTTGTAGGAACACCAACACCACCGATTAAAGATGTTGACCAATTTTTAAATGGATTTATTTCTGCAGCAACTATACATTTAACAACAATTAGTGGTACAACTGAATTAATTTCACAATATATACCACCTTTACCAATTGGACCTGCTATTACAACCTGGACTGGTTATAAAGTAGACCCACCGGGTAGAAGGAGAATAGCAGCACCGGTTGTTGAAGAAATTGAGCCTGTTGTTGAGGATGATCCACCAATTGTTGAACACAAAGCAGTAATTGAACATGAACGAAGAAATGGTAGAGTTAGATATAATAGAGTAGAAGATGCAGAAAATCCTGACTTAATTGAGCAACCGACACGTGCCTTTAGACCGGTAACAAGAGTAAGTACATCGGTTGCAGATACAACAACGACAACAACGCCGGCATCAGCACCTATTTTAGAAGATGCATTAGAACCAATTAGAAATATAGGAGAGATTGGTAGAGGATTACCACCAAAAGCACCATCACTAATAATATATAAAAATGGTAGGATTGATACAAAGCTTTTAGTTCCTATTGCAAAGGGTGGATTAAGTAGATATGGTGGTAATTACTTATTAGAAAAACAGGCAGCAGACCAATTTAAAAAATGGAAAGCTCAAGCTGATAGAGATGGTTTTTATTTTACAATTACATCTGCATATAGAGATTTAGAACAACAGGGTAGTTTGAAAGGTGGGGCAGGTACAGTTGCAAAGGCAGGTTCTTCTGCGCATGGGTTAGCATTAGCAATTGATATTGGTGAATTATTTAAGTTAGTAAAAGGAAGTGGAAATCCTGGTATTAATACTAGAGCAAAACAAAATAGTAAATTGTACAAATATTTAGCAAAGACCGGGCCACAATATGGTTGGTATAATCCAATTAGATTAGCAGATAATTTTGGTGTTGATGAATGTTGGCATTGGGAATATTGGGGATATTATAAAAAATAAATACTTATATAAAGAAAACACAATTTTATGGATCAAACACAATTAATTAAAGCATTAGTAAAGGTATTAAGAGAGGATATTAAAAAAACTCTTAAAGAAGAAATACGAAATGCTGTTCACGAAGTGTTAAATGAACAAATTGAAACACCGAAAAAACAAGTGAACGAAGGTTACGAATTTAAATCAAAAGATGATGGTAGCTATGGTACAATCCAATACGGACAAAGACCACAAGCAACAAGACCTATGATATCACCGGCTGATTTAGGATATGGAGACAACTTTAAAGAATACTCACAACCTGAGGCATCTTTTGGTGGTACTCAATCAGAATATGGTTCTTATTTACAAGGACAAGAAGAAGGTGGTATTCCATTAGAACATAAGATGGCTATGGCAGCTAGGAGAAATCCTGAAGCAGCACAATCAGTTATGAAAGCAATGACGAGAGATTATTCTCAATTGGTTAAAAAATTCAATAAAGGGTAATATAAATGGCAAGAATATTAGAAAAAAAGTTTTTAGTAGATGAACAAGATAAAAGTGTTGGTGTTACACTTCCATTAAGGAAAGGAAACAATGGATACTTTGAAGTGTCTTATACAACTAAAGACCAAATTAAATCTAATATTAAATCATTGTTATTAACACAAAAAGGTGAAAGATTAATGCAACCAACATTTGGGTCTGATTTAAGACGCTATTTATTTGAACCAATATCAAGTAATTTAGATTCTTTTATAGAAGATAGTATTACCGAAGCAATAAATACTTGGATGCCATATGTTACAGTTGAAAGTATAATATATGATACGAGTAACGATTTAAAAGATATGAATAGAATAGATTTGGAATTAAAATATAGTTTGAAGTATTCTAACTCACAAACATTAGAACAATTAAATATAGTAATATAAAATGGCATTAAAACCTATTGATAAAAGTTGGGCAACGAATAAAAAAGATATTAAATATCTTAATAGAGATTTTGCATCCTTAAGACAAGCATTAGTTGAATTTACTAAAACATATTATAGTAACACTTATAATGATTTTAGTGAAGCATCACCGGGTATGATGTTCATTGAACAAGCAGCATATGTTGGTGATATTCTTTCGTATTATACCGATGCTCAATTAAAAGAATCATTTATTAACTTAGCAAGTAATAAAAATAATATCTATCAATTAGCACAGAACTTAGGATATAAGCCAAAGATTTCTACTCCAGCAAGTGTTACTTTAACTTTATACCATACATTACCATCTATTAGAATGGTAGATTCGGGTTCAAATAGTTATGAACCAGATTACAATTACGCGTTAAAAATTAATGAAGGGATGGTAGTAGGTTCTAGTACGAATACGAATATAGAATTTATAACAACGGATTTTGTGGATTTTGCTGACCCTAAAGATAGAGAAGTAAATGTGTATACCGTAGATGGTACTGGTAATCCATTATTTTATCTATTAACAAAAAAAGTAATTGCAATTAGTGCAAATAGATTTACTCAAGATTTTGAAGTTGGTGAATTTAAACCAAATCCTACTTTTAGAATAACATCTGGTAATTTTATTAAAATAGAAAATATTGTTGATTCCGATGGAACTACTTATTATGAAGTTCCGTATTTAGCACAAGAGATGATTTATATAAAATCTCCAAACGAAATATATAATGAACCAATATTAGCAACGGCAAACGCACCTAAGTATATTTTAAAGTTACAACAAACAAACAAAAGATTTACAACTCGTTTAGTAGATGAACAAACTATTGAATTAAGATTTGGTAGTGGTAATGAATCTACACCAGATGAACTATTAATTCCAAATACAAAAAATGTAGGATTAGGATTAAATAATTCAATTAATAGAATGGGTGAATCGTTTGATCCTTCTAACTTTTTGAAAACAAATACATATGGTATTGCACCGGCATCAACAACATTAAGTGTTACTTATTTAGCGGGAGGTGGTTTACAATCAAATGTACCACAAGGTGATTTAACAACATTAAAATCGGTTTCATTTAACGAAGATTTATTGGCATTTTCAGATATCAATATACCTATTTACATTGAGGCAAGAAATACATTAGTAGTTGAAAATACGGAACCTGCAACTGGTGGTAAAGGGTTTGAAACAATTGAAGAAATTAGAGAAAATGCAATTGCAAACTTTGGTGCACAAAATAGAGCGGTAACTAAAAAAGATTATGAAGTAAGAGCATTAGCAATGGATACTATGTTTGGTGGTGTTGCAAAAGTATATGTAGAACAAGATGGTTCAATTGATACAAATGCAGCACAGCAAGTTTTAAGAAATCCATCGGTTAAAAAAGATTTCACTAATTTAGTTAAATCATTAAAGACTTCAACTGATGATGAAATTACTTTAGCATTAGATACATTCTTAAAAACAAAACAAACTTTTGCAGTGGAAAGTAATCCATTTGCAATTAATATGTATTTGTTAGGATATGATTCTAATAATAAATTAACAACGTTAAATGCAACCGTAAAACAAAACTTAAAAACATATTTAGAAGAATATAGATTATTGACAGATGCTATTAATTTAATTGATGGTTATATTGTTAATATTGGTGTAAACTTTGATATAACTGTTTTTGCTAATTATAACAAAAGAGAAGTTGTATTGAAGTGTGTACAAGTAGTAACTAACTATTTTGATATTAATAAATGGAAAATGAATCAATCAATTAATTTAAGTGAATTAGAATTAGAATTGGCAAATGTAGATGGGGTTTCATCCGTTCCTAAAGTAGAAATAGTAAATTTAGCAGATTCAACTGGTTTAACCTATTCACAATATTCGTACAACATTATAGAAGCAACTAGAAATAAGATTGTTTATCCATCATTAGACCCTTCTATATTTGAAATTAAATATCCAAACAAAGATATTAAGGGGAGAGCATTATAATGGTACTATTTTATACCGCATCACAAGATGCAACTATATATTTACAACAACCTTACCAAAATACTGGTATAGATGAAG